TAAAGTTGGAATATTTTTATCAGAAAATAATGTTAAATAATTTCCTATTCCACTATTATTTGTTAATCCGTATATGCCAGTAACATACGGTGTAAATACTTCTTTGGTTAATGATAATCTTAATATGTAATTTGCATTACTTGGATCTGATTGTCTTATAGTATAAGTTTTATCTCGTTCTAAAACTATTTTATTAGATTGCAAAGAACTAGAAGTTCCTTTTACTACGTTAATTGTTACTATTGGATATAATACTGGATCAATATATTTTAAAAATAAATCCATTATTACATCAGAACTTGATATTTGTGGTGTATTTATTAAGGTTAAATCTGGTACAATTATAGTATTAAATTTAGGCAATATGGAAGAAGAACTCTGATTGGAACAACTTCCAATAACATAATTAAAACTACCCCTGATGCCGCACTGGTATGACGTATTATTTTCTATATTAACAGTACTATTATAACAACATCCAAGATCTCCGGACAATACTGGTGTTTCAGTACTTGTTCCTTTTACGTAAAGATTAACCAACGAGCTGGTACCTAATAAAGATTCAATCGTGGGAACTTGGTCGTTAAAGATTGGTTTTAAACGTAAAACTTCTTGTTGATTGATTGTGGTGGTTTCTAATATTTCAAATTTAAATTGATTGTTTACAGAATCAGAATTAACCACTTCAATCACATCGCCTGCAATAAGCCCTAATGAAGATAATGGTCTGCTGGTACTGGGATTAACAGAAACTAGAGCGTAATCTAAAGTGGTTGGATTGGTTCCAAGACTTCCCGCTTTTGATAATTGCGGAGAGTCAGTAAAGTAGTCTGCAAAGTATACGTCTAAAGCTGTATTTAAATCGGTTACCGCAGTTACCGTGGCAAACACTTTATTTTCTTTATATTCACTGAAAGTTAAAGTACAACCAATATTTGCTTCTAATTCTGATTTATCCAGATAACCTGCATTAGTTAAATTAAAAGTACTAGTTTGAGTCAGGTTCGCAAAAAAACCAGACAGATACGTTTTATCTGTAGTATTTGCCAAAGAGTAATCTAATATTACTTTATTGGTAGCATTTTCGGTATAAAAAATAACAGTAGGTTTAGCTGTTAAATTAGAGGCAGCTTTAAATAACTCTTTGTTATAGTCTATAAATTTCAGATAATAAAAAACGTCTGATCTGGCTAATGTATACGGAACACCATTTATAGTGAGTGCTCCTACATTACTAGATGACTTAATATTCCTGATAGACATATTAGGTAGCTATGTAATATAGAGTTGCAGATCCGGATGAAGTGGTGAATGTGAGATTACTTAGATTGTTGGTTTCAACAAACAAGATTTCTCCAGAACTTAACAGGTAAACTCCAGAAGAACTGGCACCTTTCACTCTGATGTCTCCACCAACCGCCTTCAGTGTTATACCAGTCTTTAATTGTTGTGATCCTAATGAACCACCACTAACACCAATTATGGTGTTTCCGGTATAAACAGAACCTGGTCTGGTAAATCCAGTAATTTGTGCGTTAACACCAGAACCGTTTAGTTTATCGTAGATGTTTACGATATTGTCGGTGTTGGTTACAATTGGTGAAACGTAATTATTTTGTAGAGTTTCAACAGCAGTTATTAGTTGAGCATTACTTTCCACGCTGGAAGTTACTGCCACATTTTGTGCGGTACTCCAACCAACTTCCACTGCGCTGTTTGCACCCAAGGTACCCTTAACACGAACTGCTGGTCCTGCAGTGGCTCCTGCCACGAATAGAGGAACTGATTGATCTGCTTGGCTGATACCAACTATTGCAGCAACGGATACGCTGGCAGTGAATCCTGAACCAACAATGTTCACGTTCAGTGCTCCACCAGACGAACCAATCGAGGCTCCTGAACCAGAACGTAAAGTTACTGGAATCATGGTTTCGCCACCATTACCACCAAAAATTCTGACAGAATCGGCTGATTGTAACAGGTAACGACCACCAGTGACTCCCACAGTTCCGGATACTGTTACACTGTCGTTGGAAGAAGACAGATAACGACCACCGGTTACGTTGATTGCGGTTCCTGTGGTTATGCCTTGTACGCGAGCACCATCAATAACGTATACAGATCCGGTTACAGCCAATGGCACACCAGAAGTTATGCCCTGAACGTAACCGTTAATTTGAACTGGAGTGTATCCGGTGGCAGTTGTACCACTCACAACCAGAGGAACTGTTAAAGTTGATCCGGATAGACCGTTTAAAATACGGAAATTTCCTAAACCAGAAACACTACCGGTAACTCCTACGGTAACGGTTGCCAGTCTAATATCCACTGGAAGTGGAGTAGTAGTGGTTACTCGGGTGCCGCTTGTGGATGCACCGTAAACCAATTTTACTAGTTGAACATGAGAGTTGGTAACTCCGCTGGTTGTATAGTCTGTTGCTACAGAAGCGGTATTACCTGTTACGTCTATGATTAAGTTAGGATCTATATCTGGCATTTATTTCTCCGAGGTTGTGGAAAAAGTTTAAGAAATCTTCTATATATAGGTATATTATGGTCTTATTTTTTGACAATGAAACACAAAACGACTTCTGCAGAGAAGTTGAAAAATACGTAGAAAAGTGGAAAACAAATTATCTGAATGCTGTTGTGAATATTTGCGAAGCAAAAGATATACCTGTAGAGAGTATTGCTAAGATACTCTCCAAGCCTATTATAGAAAAAATAGAGCAAGAAGGTCAAGATTTAAACTTTTTACCCAAAACTTCAAAATTACCTGTTTGATTATTTGACATTTGGTTGTTATGGTGTATGTTTAAAAACAATGGAGAACTATTATGGGATTTAAAGATCTAAAGAAAAATTCAACGACTATGGCCAGCAAGCTTCAAGAGGAGCTTGAGAAGAGTAACAAGAACAACGATTACAAGGATGATCGATTTTGGCGACCAACTTTGGACTCTGCTAGTAATGGATATGCAGTTATTCGATTCCTTCCTGCAGTGGAAAGCGAAGACATTCCATGGGTTAAGCTGTACTCTCACGCGTTTAAGGGAAAGAGTGGATGGTTTATTCACAACTGCCCCACTACCCTTGGCGAAAAGTGCCCAGTGTGTGAAGCAAACAGTGAGCTATGGAATAGTGGTACTGAAAGCGATAAGCGTATTGCTCGTGATCGTAAGCGTAAGCTTAATTATGTGTCTAATATTCTTGTTGTGGAAGATCCTGCTGCTCCTCAAAACAAGGGTAAGGTGTTTTTATTTAAGTACGGCAAGAAGATTTTTGAGAAGATTCAAGAGCAAATGAACCCAGAGTTTGAAGACGAGAATGCAGTGAATCCGTTTGACTTCTGGAAGGGTGCCAACTTCAAACTAAAGATTCGTAAGGTTGAAGGTTATGTCAACTACGATAAGTCTGAGTTCAGTGCGGCTTCAGAACTGCTTGACGGTGATGACGCCAAGCTTGAGGCTCTATGGAAGAAGCAATACGCCCTCAAGGAGTTTGTGAATCCCAAGGAGTTCAAGAGTTACGCAGAACTCAAGGTAAAGCTGGTAGATGCCCTAGGAGGCGATGTTCGTGGTGAAGCCACCGAAGAGGACACTATTGAGAATGAAGCACCTGCTCGGCCTTCACGAAAGCCCACTCCCAAGACGGAAGTGGATGAGGATGTAGATGTTGAAAGTTACCTGAAGTCTCTAGGAGACGAATAAAAAAGGCCCCGAAAGGGGCCTTTTCTTTTATCCTTGTAGATCTCTCCATTGAGGAGTAGTTCTATAACTTGCTGTAATATTTCTTAAATAGTCTGATGTAATATTTGTCACATTACTGACATTATTTGAAACTTGGGTGTTGGGAGCAACAATAGGTGCTTGATTTGGATTATTTTGTACTTTTGAACTGTCTGCCATTGAACTTAAATTAGCAACTTGCGCCATTTTTGTTTCTAAATCTGCTATGCTATTTTTAGTATATTTTATAGCGTCTGCTTGATTCATGCCTTTTATTGCGTTTGGATTTAAATTGGCTATTGCAGCCTTTGCTTGACCAACAGCATCAGAGAATGATATTTGTTGAGGTTGGTTTGATTCTGTGTACTGTACTGCTCGTTTAGTGTTCTCTTGAGACGCTATTCGCATAGGAGCGGTTTTGTATGGTGTTGGTTGTTGGTTTGTATCTACATCCGATTCTTCTGATTGCGTATCTTCCATTGCGCGTTTACTTTTCTCTTGAGACGCTATTCTGGAAGTAATTTCGGGTTGTATTGAAGAACCAGAAAAAAAAGAACTATTTAATTTTTTAATATCATCCATTTGATGGGGCTCCTATATTCTGGGATAATCTTTGTTTTTCTTTATTTAAATGCGCTCTTACTTGTTCCACATAAACAGCTCGTTCAAATGGAATCATATTTTCTATTTCTTCTAAACTGTAATTATGTTGATACTTCATTTGAAAGTTTTGAGTATAAAACAATTGAAGATTCAGGTGACTAAAAAAAAAATTAATGTAATCAAACAGACCTTTAATTTTTATTTCTCGTTTTACCCCATCTGAAGTTTCGTATTTTGAAATAATTTCTACTTGAGGTAAAGAATCAAAATAATCAGTTATGCTTTTAAATTGTATTGAGGTCAAATTTTCAATAAATTCTGTTATTTCTTTTTCTGACAGTTCAGAACAGTCAATAATTTCTTTTTGATTTTGTATTTGTTTGATACAAGAACCCATAAATCCGTATAATTGTTCTGTTGTTTCTTTGTAGTCTGGATATTTTGCCAGTGTTTTTATTGTTGGTTCTTTAAATACAACAACTAAATTTTCATTTAATTTAACTTTATTATTAGCTTTTGATTTTGTTAATTTAACGTCTTTTAACAAATTTATTTTAATATTAATGTCTTCTGCAGTCACTGGGCATTTGATTGTAAATCCTTCTACCTCGCCTATAGATTTTGCTCGAAGTAGTAAAAACATATGCTCAAAATCTGCAATAGACCAGTCTTTAGAACCACCAAAACAGGTGGAAATTATATTAGTTAATGTTTTTAGTATGGTTTGTTTGTTTTCAGAGTGTTTTGCCAACAACATGGCCTTTTCCTCAGAAACAATCATTGGTCTAAAACACACTTCTTTTCCGGAAGCTAATGTTTCGCAGTACTGCGGTAGAGACGATAATAAAAGATCTTTAATGGCCATAATTAAGTTTCAAAGTTATTATTTGCGTCAAACGCTCTATAGTATCTATAGTTCATATCCACACTTAAAGTTAAATAATCATTAGGAGCATCATTCATCATTTGAGTTGGAAGTAGTGTGCTTGGCCACGCTTGATATAATGTTATTCGTCTATTAGTGTTTCCGTTTTGGTCTAGGGCGTAAATATCAATAGTGCTGCTAATATTATTTTGATAATTTACTATAATTGAATTTTTAAAGGAAGATGTGGTATCGTTAATAAACATGATATTCATCCAAGCTTCAAAAAATCTTCTGGCTTGCCATTTAGAATCTACTATAAAGTCTATTATAAATCTTTCATCAAATCCTCTTTTTAGAGGAATATCAATCTCAGCACCAGAAGGAGACATGGTATCAGGAAAGTACGTGATTAATTGTTGTGGAATTTGTACTGTTGTTGCAAATAAAGATATTTGATTGGT